GGACGGTAAAACCCTGAACTTCGCTTTGCTGTACGGAATGGGCTACCGGAAGTACAAAACGTATGCGGCGCAGAGCGGCAAAATTATATCTTTGTCAGAGGCTAAGGTCGCCCACGCTGCCTTCCACGCTGCGTACCCTCGCCTTAGGGAATGGCACAAAGAGCGTTCGTCCCTTGTTCAAGACGGTTGGGCCTACATCCGTACTGCCTGCGGCAGGCGCCGACTCTTGAGCTACGACGACGCGACAATGATGTGCTCTGCCAACACCTTGATTCAGGGTAGCGGTGCGGACATTCTAAAGATCGCAATCGCAGAACTAAACGACCACATTCAAGGAGATACTTGCGACGTAACCATGGTTGCGTGTGTACACGATGAAATCGTCCTTGAAGTACGGGAGGATCTAGCCGAGGAGTATAAAACTATTCTAGAAAACATTATGATCAAAGCTGCGGAGACGGTGCTACGATCCGTACCAGCTTCAGCCGACGCAAGCGTAGGAGACACATGGGCATCGAAATGATGGAACCGTTCAAAATTTCTAAAAACCCTACAAAGGAGATCTTTACCGTGCAGACCAGCGACGGTAAGTACTTTGGTGTTATTCAAAGCGACAATGACCTACATGTTCTCCCACAGGCGTTCGATTCCCCGCTGAAAGCGAGCAACGCGGCGCGTTCCGCAAAGAAGAAGTTCAACATTCAGATGAGCATCGTTAGTGACGCAACACAAACCACACCGAAGCCAATCGTTAAGAAAGGTCAAGATGCGGAGGAGGGCTTCTTTCGCACTACAATTCGGAGGGCTAAAAACCTGTATTCCGAAACTGAGATGAAGGAAAAACCATATCTCCGCTTTCGCGAGGTGTGGCTCATCGTCAGCCCCGCAGGAACGACCTACGTCAAACGGTCTCTGTGCAGTGGTGTGATCGCGGAATACTCCAAAAATCAAGAGAAAGCCGAGGTTTTTAAGAGCTACGAAGACGCAGTGTACAGACTAAATACGCTTGACATGGTGCTAAAGAAAGGTCATAAACTCCGTAGGTTTTACTGGCTCCGGGAGGGCATGTGACCCTGCTGACGCACACTCTGTTCGTCTACCGAAACGGGTCGAAGCTGACGCTCCCTCTTTATGCAAACGGCACTGCCCACGCGCAAGCGCAGGCGATTGATATCGGTCGTGCGTTAAACGCTACTAAAACAAAACTAGACTACTCCGAAACAAAGGAGACCTCCCTGGCGAGGCTATTTAAAAACCTTGCATTTAATAACTACGACTACAAAACGTGTGTTCCGTGGACTGGATCGTACACGAACGCTGTCCCTTGCGTATACGCACTTAAAAAACGCTATTACATTAGAAACCTAATTGTCAGATACTTAGATATCCCGAATGAGGACTGTCTGCCGAAACCTAGCTGCGGCTGTAAGAACTGTGTTAATCCGTTGCACTTCGAGTACAGACAGGGCAAAAACTCGAAACTGACTTGCGGTGGGACCAGTTTGCTCCTAGCCTACGCGAGCCAAGGCGTCAGCCCAAAGCAGATTGCCAAGGTACTAAAGGTACATCCTTCAACGGTCTACAGAAACCTCAATCATGAACGTCTTTTTACTGGGCCTCCGCATCACAGCAGAAGCACAAGATAACGAAGGGATTTTGAATGTGCTTGCTGAATCTTTGCCGTCAAACGACAAACGCGTGGCGACGAAAGTTCAGTTGATGCAGAAGAAAGATCACTACGTTGGCAAGACTTTAAAAACTCTGGCTGAGGGGGATACGGTGCTCGCGGTTGGTCCCACGCGGCCGACTCCTGACTCCGTGCTTCAGATGCAGCCAATGCTCATCATCACTCACGACAGTTTCGACGATCTGCTGGCAATCAACCTCTTTGTCGCTACCGGGGGCCTTGGTCCTAAAGCGGAAGAAGTTGAACTCAGCGATACGACCGTCACCAATCGATCCCTGGCTTGGCAATCCGAAGATAAGGAAACGAATTGGTTCAAACTTACGGCGTGGGCCGAGCACTCCAAACAACTTGCTGATCTCGCACCTGGCACACCTACAATTGCCGTAGGTAAAGTTTCCAGTTCCGAAAAGGACGACAAGTTGTACCTCAACTACAACGTCGACAAGATTCTCTATCTTCCTAAGACGAACAAAACGACTCCTAAAAAGGCGGCCGATCCTGAAAAAGGTAAAGTCGCCGCTGCTGCTCTCGGTTCGATTGACTTCTCTCTTTGATTTCTGGAGTACTACTAATGGTATTTATCGCAAGCAATTTTTCGGAAGACGAAATTCTCTGCAATCTTCCTCCGCACACTCTTCGCATTGATCTTCAAGCTCGCCGCTGGAAATCCGATGTTGACCCGGACAGCGCAATCACCGACGTCAATGACAACGGGATTCCGATTGAGTTCATTCTTTTGGGTTTCATGCCGTACTTCGGCAACCTCGGGATGCGCAACCAAGAGGAGTTTCTAAGGATCGCGTACATCGGCGTCTCGCCTAACCACAGGCTGCTTCCGCCCCGCTGCGTGACGACTTCCGTTATCAGCGGCAAGTCGAGTCAGAAGAACTTCATTAGTTACTTTCAGACCTTGTATAACAACCGTATTAACTGCGCGTCTGTTATCACTTGCTCTAAGTTCGTCACTAAGAGTTTTGCGGAACGGGATCCTGTAACGGGCGCAGACGGCAATAAGATCAACTTCAACGCTCTGGAGTTCAAGGATCGACCCGCTGGCAACGATAAGGAGGAGAAACTCCTTAAAGATGTCGGCGACTACCTCAAAGGCGAAGGGGTCGACATGATTTCGTCGGCGCTTCGCTCACACATCGCTGGTTCAGATCTTGTGGAGCTTCCGTTAGGCAGCGACCACGGTGAGATCAAAGCCCAGTTCAGCGCAACACGGGGCGATGCTCCTGAACGGCGGTCGTTCACGCAAGCTCCGGAACCTGTTGCGGCACTTCCCTCTGCACCCGAAAAGGCGGCTGAGCCTCCCACGGCCAAAGCCAAAAAGGCTGTGGAACTTACTGCCGAACAAGCTGAGAAGCTGGGTATCGATTTCTAATCTAGAGATCGACTAGAACACTACGAGGCGGGTCGCAAGGCCCGTCTTTTCTTTAGCGATCATGAAACGCAGCCGAGCTTTACGAGTTAAACACGACGGCTATTGGGTTTGCATTTACTTGAGAGATATGAGGTCTCATACAAACATTTCTATCGTAGTGTCCAAATCAATGCGGGCGGCAAATGATTGGGAGAACAACAGACAAAATAAACGTACACGCAGTTTACAAAATCATGAAGCAAAGGCAGTAAACTTTGTGGGGCTTTATAAAGTCTATAAGCTTTTAAGAGAACACATTCCTAAGCTTAGGTCGGGCACCGTCCTGACCACGGTGCATCGAAACGAACGAACTGTGCTGCTCTCCTTATTCCTCAAGCGTCTGGGCTTTGCTTATTATCCGCAGGATGGTCTGGCGGTGTTTGCTTTAGTAGTTCCGTAAAGCACGGAAGCTCAACACGATTTCGTACACACCACTTAGTCAACTGAGTAAACAGATTCTTCTGGATCGCGTACTGAGTGTGAGTCCTGTCGAGAACTTCTAAAAGCTCTTTCTTGTCGAGACTCTCAGCAAGGGACATGAACCGCACGTGGGTGAACGACTGTTCAGTGTTCAGCGCGAACAGATTTTCCATTGTTTTAAGGTTGGTACTGAAACATTCAGTGCACACCGTGAACTCTATTGACTACTATGCTAAAGTCAACTCCTCGATCTCCGATGCAGATGGACAGTTTCTATGTGATCCCAAAGGAAGTTCCGCATCAACTGGTAAAACATACCTTGGTGTGTGGATCAGTGCTTGTCCCATACGATACAGACGGAACATTAACTCAGCAACTTAAAGCACATAAATTTCAAGTAACTACAAACACTAACGAAGAAAACCTCGTCGATCCTATTTGGTGGACTTCTGAGAAATCTAAAAAGTACGACTGGGTTGTGTGCGCGACGATGGGCCTCGGCAACTGCGCGGAGTACGTGCTGGAGTACGGAATGCAAACAGGAACAAAGGGAATCGCGATCCTTGACCGACTTTCTTTTTTGGAGCCGGTTACGAAGCGCCGCACCTTTCTGCTTAAGTACAAGCTCTCCGATATGGTTGTTCTCAGCCCACGCCCCAAATACAGAGCAACAGGTTCGACGCGTGATTCGGTTACAAGCTGCTGGTTCGTTTTCCAGCGCCCCGAGAACTGGATGGATGGCACGTACATTCACTACGCTGTAAATTGGGACCGCTTGGACACCGACTCGCTTCCGCCGCTCCCATGACTTCCTCATCAGATCGCTTTGCTGAATTTCAAAAGCAACTCTCTGAGCTTCTTACAGAGACAAACAGCAAACTAGATAAGTTAATTTCTTTGACCATTTCTCAGCAACTTCTGAATGAGTGCATCTCCCCTGAAGGTGAAGTACGCACAGCCGAACAATGTGCCGAGATTGTTAACGAGAGCTACTTTGCCGGCATGTGCTTAGGCGAAGAAATCAAAGACAGGACAAAACAGTTCGAATATCAAAAGTCAGAGTTCTTCCTCAACGGAGCGCTGGTCGATCCTCCGTTTGGCGAAGACCCTGACGACAGTGATCCAAACGCTTCCGACTTTGTTCCCAGAATACCGAGTCGTTTTTAATCCCTAGTGATGGTTCAACTAACCCCCGAGCAATTAAAGGCTGTAGACACGATTATAAGTAACTTTGACGTAACTAGAGTATTAAATGCTATGCACTCTACTAGCTGGAGGTGGCTGATAAACGGAAGGCTTGTTCCTCCCACGAAGCCTGACATACTCATAACCGCTCGTAAAGCTTTAATTGAAGCCATACGGATCAGCATTGCTCAGAAAGAAGACGGTTACTACAGCGTGGGTGGTCTTGAAGCAAGTTGTGTAGATAACTATTTAACTCTTAAATTTGTACTGACTACGGAGGAATACGACATGGACAAAGATCTTACTCCCGGCGTTCAGGTCGAGGAAGATACCATCAAAGACTATGAAAGCGTAGTCAAGCAATACGCTAGAGCGCAGCATAAATAGCTCTAAGCTCAAAGAGCTTTGTTTTAAAAGTTACGTTAGAGTGAGTTTAAATTGACACACCTTCCGTGTCCCAAACTCGACTCACTGTAAACGGACTACGTCACTACAATTGCGCTGGAGTTAGCGTACCGCTTCCGTCCGTCACAAGCGTTCTGTCGGCATCACAAACAGAAGAAACGAAGCAGAAGCTAGCGCATTGGAACCTAATGAACCCAGGCGAAGCCGATAAAGCGGCTGAGCGGGGCACGTGGATCCACGGCGCGGTCGAAAATCACATCCGAGGATTACGGGTAAACCCGCCACAAAGTTATAAAGGTTACTGGGACGGAGTTCCCGAAAAAGTAGACGAGATCTTAGAAGGCGGCCGAGTGCTGTGGTCGGAGAAGCCTTACAACCAACCGCAATGGTCAAAATACGTGGGTGACGACGGCGTAGGCCGCATCCACTACTACAACGAAGAAACAGGGCACGGTTACGCAGGTTGCTGCGACATTATCTACGAAGATAAAAACGGCGAAGTGATTCTTGGAGACTTCAAAACCTCCGTGGGTCCGTACTCAGCCAAGTTCCCAAGCGCCAAAGCTGTAATCGACGAGAAACTCCGTCGGGCACTCGTGTCCGGTGTTTTCAAACTCAAAAAGACAACGCTGCAACTTGCTGCATACAAAATCGCCGCCGAACGTTGCCTTGGAATAAAAATCGACAAGACTCAAATTTTCGTATCAACAGCACTCCCCGAATACCCCGTGCAGATTTTCACTTTCAGCGAGAGAGATATCGAGAAACACGAAAAACAATGGTTTGAAGTTCTTAGAAGTTTCTACGAAAAGCTCGATCAACATTGAGTTGCAGTCCTCCCCGCCCACGCAGGCTCGTGGCACAATGACCAAACACCCTGAATCAAATGCGCTTTCCGTTTAGTTACAACGTTGAAGTTCGTAAGCACGTCAATTCCCGAACAGGCAAGATTCCACCCGGCGGAAACTTCACGGCATTCAATGAGAATTGGATACCTGATGAAAAAACAACCGACGAGATTGCGGTCGAAGTAGCGGCCGGGACGGGTTTATGTGCGTGGCATTTAGTTAAAGGAAAGAGATCGAAAGACACGACGGTTTGCATCAAAGCGGGCTTGATAATCATCGACATTGATAATCAGGCGGACGGCAAAGACGCAGACGGAAATAAGATTCAAGATCAGCAACTTGATGTACAGCAGATTAACGAACTGGAAATATGTAAAAAGTATTTGAGCTTTGCTTACTACTCTCCGAGTAACGCAGAGGGGTGGCCGAGGTTTCGACTGGTGTTTGGCCTTGAAAAGCCGATCATCGACACCGACTTCTACCAATGGTTCACGCGGCAGATTGCGGCGCAGATCCCCGGTTCAGATCGACGGGCAACCCAAGTCCCTAACTTATTCTATGGCGGTAAAAGCAAATCAGATTTAATCGTAACCACCCAGAGCTACATACCGGCGGCCAAAATTGACGAGGCTTACGAGGCGTACAGCAAGCTGCCGAAAGAAGCGGCGACCACAGAGGCGTCCTTAGAACTGTTTGAGGTGCCCACGCAGGGCGAGGGTATCGATCTTAGGGCGTTGGTCTCAGGCACCGTCAGGTCGCTGCTGGAAGGGGAAGAACCCGAGGATCGATCATTCAGCATGGCGGCGGCACTCAAGGAAATCTTGGGCTGGTGCAACTGGTTGAGGGCAAACGACCTCTCCCTTCGGGAGGCCCCCCTTGACATCGCGCACCATGTGTTCGAGAATGTCTACCAGTACAGCCCCGAACTCGATGGCAAATTCAACCGGATCCTAGAGAGCCTCAGCAACGCCGACGATCTGCTGCCTGCCGCTGCCTTTGCAGCCGACAACCCAGACGCAGCTCTTTGGAAAAAGATAAAGTACACGAATCGTCAAACATTTGACGAACAGTGCCCCGATCAAATCAAAGATGCAATTCAACAAGACAAACCAAAACCCAGTAACTCAGTCTTACAGATCGACGATTTCACCTTAGAAAGTGAACCTCCCACAACAACGGTTGCAGTAGCTGAAGTCGCTTCATCAACTTCAAAATCAACAACAACATCAACACCCCAATCCGATAACACTATGGTCCCCACGGTGCCTCAGACTCCTGCGCAGTTGATTCAATTGCAGCAGAACAACAACAATCAGTTCTCCGAAAATGATATTGCGGAGATCATTGTTAGCAACTACGGCGATGCGTTCCTGTTCGACTCAAGCCTCGACGAGTTCTTTACGTACGACAACGACGAAGGTATCTGGTACATCAACGACGAACAGCACATCAAACGCCGCATCGTAAAGACTCTTGACACGCTGATTCAAGCTGGCGTACTCCAACGGTACAACTCTGCGACCGTCAACTCCGTTTTTCAGATCCTAAAAGCTAAACTCCTGCGCTCCGTTAAGGGCGGTCGAGCTTCGATCTGGCAGAGCAACCGTGGGCTGGTGGCGTTCCAGAACGGTGTACTCAACACAAAAACGATTGAGTTCAGCCCCGGCAATCAAAAAGATATGTACTTCCAGACGAAGCTGGCGTTTGACTACAGCGACGACCCACGCTGCCCCAAGTTTCTGACGTGGTTGGACTGGGCTGTTGGTACGGATAAAGTCTGCTTGATTCAAGCTTTCTGCCGTGCTGTCCTGACTGGTTACACGACGGGCGAAAAATTCCTGCACCTGATCGGTGCGGGCGGCTCTGGTAAGTCCACGCTGCAGCAGGTTTTGATCGCTTTGGCTGGTTTCACTGGTACGCATACATCTGACCTCGAAACTATTGAAACAAATAGATTCGAAGCGCACAGTCTTATCGGTAAGCGTCTTCTGCTCTTGACGGACGAAGCTTCATTCAGCAAGCGACTTGACACACTTAAAAAACTGACGTCAGCTTCCGACACGCTGCGGGCTGAGCGTAAGTACGGGACACAAGTAATTAACTTCAAGCCAGAGTTGCTTGTGTCAATCGCTAGTAACGAACACATCAGTTCGTCCGACATCAGTAGCGGCCTTGAGCGTCGCAGGCTGACAATCGTCATGAACAACGTTGTCGCTGCGTCGAACCGCCGCAACCTGATCAGCGTGTTTGCGGATCGTATTGAAGGCGAATTCGCCGACGAGCTTCCCAACATCGCTGCTTGGGTGCTCAGTATGCCTTATGACGCTATGCGAGACACGCTGGCAAATCCTGTTAAGTACTGCCCGAACCTGAACGCCACCAACCTCGAAGCTCTCGTCTTCAACAACCCCATCGTGGCCTGGCTCGCAGAGTGCTGCCTGTACGCCCCGAACTCCCACGCTGGGCTCGGCGGCGGCGCCTTCCGTCCGACCATCGACGAACAGGAGCGGGGCTTGTACGTCAAAAACGCATACAGCGAGGTCTATGCCTCCTACGCAAACTTTGCGAAGTCCAACGGCTATAAGGCTTCGGCGAAGCCAAGGTTTGTAGATCGTCTAAAAGAGACGGTGCACAACGTGCTTCGCGTACCTGGCATCGATCTCAAATATATAAACGGTAAGGCTGTGGTTCGCGGGATCCGACTGAAGCCATACGATGTCAGTACAGATCGCGCATCTTCCGGAGATTGCCGCTTGCCCTCACCGGTAGAATACGCAGCGGATCCTTCCCTGTGGGATTCGGCTTTCGAAACGCACGACAAACCTAAGGACTAATTACATGAACAACCTAATGCCCAAAGTCTCTTTTCTACTTGGGCTCAGCCTCGCGAGTTTGGGTGTCGTCATGAACCCCAAGGTGCTTCCGATGGCTGCAGCGGGAGCAGGCGCAAGCTTGATGGCTGTATCCGTGTTTGTAAGGCAGCATAAAGATGTCACTGACGACGAACAAGAAGCGTTGATGGCAACACAAACGTTCTCTAGTTTGTATGAAGCAAATAAAGGACTTGTAAACCCAGAACAACTGAGTATCAACTCAAACACGCCTTTGCCTCGTGTAGTCAACTTCTTAGAGAAGCTGGCTACAGAAACAGGCGGACAGAAAATCACGGTGCCGACAAACAACGGTCCTGTAGTTCTGTATAACTTCCCTCACCCACAGGGGGCGCTAGACCAATTGACTAACAACGCTATTGCGTGGGCGGAAGACCAGACAAAGCCTTTGTTGCAAGAGCTTGCGCAGCTAAAGCAGCAGATCGCTCTGGCGTCTATGATTCAGCCCGAGCAACTGACACAGGAGCAACAGACTGTTTTTAAAGAACAGAACCGCGCTCCGGTTGATCCCTGGAACAGACTCGTCTGATCAACGAACACACACACACACTTAATTCAAATGATTTCGGTACTTGAGAGAACTCCCGGTCCAGAGGATTGCTGGCCTGCGAATATGCAGTGGGCTGGCATGTGCTGGGGATATGTATTACTTGGCTCAAATACAGGATACTGGAGGCTCCTACCTTGGGAAACAATCTCTAGTACTTCTTCTGCTTGGAAACCTTATTGGGATCATCCATTTGCTTCCGTTGAATCTGAAATGTCTAGAACGCCCGTTTTAACTCAAATTAAACAAGAAAGACCTACGGAGAAAGAATTAAGCAGCGTCATGCACGACTTTGTTTTAGGTTGTGAGTCAAAAGAAGACTTCGGCTTTGACTACGTTGGTTACGCCCACGCTGTGCTAGCACGCTGGGGGAATCGAAGGCTTGATCAAAAGTAGATCTGCCTCAGTAAGTTTTTTTCGTTCATGTACTTCAAACAAGTCAAATGATCACACACTCCTACTTCGTTGAGCCTCAAAAACATCCCTCCTACTTTGCCGAACAGAAGAAATACCCCTCTTACTTTGCTGAACAGAAGAAACACCGCTCTTACTTCCGCACAGAAAAAACACACTGTTACAAAAACTACTCTTACTATTGCAAGCCTCCAGCAGAAGTACCGGGGCCGCTACCAATTGCCGCTGTAGGGGGAGCTTTTTTATGGAGTATTAGACTGCGTAAGCGCATCAGAGCGGCTAACGAACAAAATCAACCGTAATTAAAGTCATGGAAGGTTCTTTTGAATCCCTCATGTCGCAAAGATTAGCTGGGGCAACTGCATGTTGTGCAGATTGCGGGCAGCGTTATGGGCGCTCAGCGACAAAATACTCTTCAATGTGGGAAGGGTATTGCGACGTTTGCGGAGAAAATACTGGGGTATGTGATACAAGAGATTGGGGGTACCTAATGAAGGGCAGGGCAGAATTCATGGTTAAGGACAACAGAAGCCGCTTAACGGATTCGAACCGTTGACAAACGCATTACAAGTACGTTGCTCTACCAGACTGAGCTAAAGCGGCCAAACAAAAGCCCCGAGAAACCTCAGGGCTCAAGTTACTAAACAGTCCGTAAAGCGCAGCGGCTCCTCCGCGTTTTAGGTAACTACTCAGTGAACTTACTTTATCGCACTTGAAGAAGCCTGTAAAGCCCACGCAGGGCTTATTTCTGCTTAGTAATTAGAGTCTGCCAGCCTTTAAGTCCGCGATCTTTATCAAGTACTGCCGTGCATTTAACCGCACTTATAATGGTAGGAACTTCCTGCTCTAGCCTCTTGCCGATCTCCTGAGCAATAACCTGATGCTCCTTTTGCGTACCAGGCGCGGCACGAAGTCCCACATAAAAGATCCAGTCTCGTAAAGTCCCCTGCATATGAAGACGCGTCGGACTGCACATTGGGAGGATGCGACGGGCGCACTCTTTGGCAATCCCCGCCTCAAGCATATCTTTGTACGTATTTCGTATATCCGAATAAAGAATACGCCACCGCTCTTTAAAAACTCGAACCTTCACGGCATCCGTAGGCTCAATGCTGTTCTGCCGGTTCTTAAAATCTTGATCGCGCAACTCAAAGTCCCAGCAGTTCGTCTCAAACTCACCGAGGACGTCCGTAGGATCCGAGTACCGCTGCGAAAACTCCTGAAAGTGGAACGACCGATGGCGAATAATCTGCGCTGAAATATCCCTACTTGTAACAATTGCAAAAGACGCAGAAGCTTGCTCAAGCACACTCCAGTGCCCGTGCTCGATGCAATAAGTTAAAAGTTTGAGATACTCGTGTCGATCAGGGTTTTTGGTAGAAACCCTTGCGTGGCGGGCGACAACTAACTCAGCTTCGGGTGTAATCCAATCCAGCCCAACCGACCAGTTAGAAGGGACGCTCGGGTTCGACATCAGACGGCGCTGCGGGCTGCTGAGAGATAATAGCCTCAGCGACGCGAGAAGGCAGCGAAGGGTCTTCTTTGATTACAGCCCCGGCAAAGCGGTCTGCCAGGTACGGCATGGCGCCAGGATCAAGCTCTAGTTGGGGTCCGGCGAAGCGCATCAGGATTTAGGGAAAGCTTGCTGGTAGCGTAGCTGACGCGTCACGTCTTGCGGCGTAATCCCACGCAGCGCCTGAGCGGGGATGCGGAGACCTTGGCCCGCCATGCGGATCGGAAAGTCGTTGTCCCTCATTTCTTGCTCTTCTTGATCTGGTGGGCGAGCGACAGCAGGCTGTTAGGCATGTTGTGCGACATGCTGGGGAAGTCTCCCGGCATCGACGGTGTACTCAGGAAGTTCTGATTGGGGTTGATGATAGCGGCTTGCGTCTGAGTCACAGCCTTAGGCGACATTTGTTGAAGCGATGCCAAGTAATCAGCCTGCGACATATCGTCTGGACTGTCCGGAATCGGAACGTTTCGTTGGTTATAGCCAGGCAAACCAGTCAGGTACGCGGATTTTTTGATGTTGCCTTCCGTGTACTCGACTGGCCCCACGGGGGCTCGACTGTACACGCCTCGGTTAGTTAAAAGCTGCGTTGCAAGTCGAATCGGATTGTCGTACGTCAACGAACGGCGCAGGTTGATGGCTTCGGGCTGATTAAACCCCGCAAAACCCGGCATGAGGCGAGTTTCAAGCGCAGCCTCAGGCGCTCTGCCCCTTTGATCGGAACCCGGAACAATAGCCATCAGTTGTCGCTCCGATTAGCACTCTTATCTATAACTCTAAGGTTACTCGGCCGATTGTCTTCTGCGTCGTGGTTTTTGTGGTCGACGTCCTTCCCGTCACCTTTGTGCGCCCGCCCATTCTTCTCCATATAACGACGCGCTTTGTTCCGTGCTGCCCGACGCTTACGTTCTTCAGGTCGACTATGGAAGTTTTCGTACTCCTTCTTATAGTCTCTAGCCATCAGCAGACTACTTTATCTACTTTAATGTTAACAGAAAATCAGAAAACTTAGTCGACTCAGCTTCATCCATAAACCGACCAAGACGCCGAAAATAGTCCTGAACGTCCTGCGCAAAACGTTGCGTAAGCCCAGAATACGTACGACTCGCGGGTTCGTAAAAGAAATACAGTTTGTCTAAAAACGCAACTTTACGATCTTCAGCTTTGATATCCCAAGCAGACAGAACGTCCTTTTCGTCGTACGAGACCATTGCAACATCGAAGAAGGGTACAGCTTACCCACACAGAGCCGCGCTTTGGGTCACTTGACGCTGTTCGCAACAGAATCTTCAAGCTCTGCAAGAACTGAAAGATATACGTTTGCCAGCAAATTCTTCCGATACTCCATCATGTTTGCCATCTCCCGTGTCTCTAGCTCACCGAGAGGCGACTGCTCTGAAAGATCATCAAAGTTAAACGTCAGCGCAAAAGCTCGCTGATTCGCACAGTCCGCAATTGCGGTCCAGTCGACACTGGGATTTAGGCTCATTTAAAACCTTCGATACACCACCCGGACTTAGGTCCTTCAACCAACCAGCGAGGACCGAGACCTTTCTTAGAATACCTCAGCTTTTGACCGTTGGTGCTGACGTACTCACCCGAAGTCAAATTAAGATTTCCGTAAGGATCGTGAACATAATACTCAGTCTTATCTTCGGTGTATCCGATAAGAACGATCCAGTGCCCCGTACCACTGGGAGCCGAAACAGGTCCCTTGTGAAGGATGCCAATCGGGACGCTGATACCTTTATCTAACTGCGCGTCGACGTCGGCCCACGAGGCATTTTGACGAAACTTGGCTTTAACTCCGTAGTAATCTAATGCTTTTACTTGCGTATAAGGATCTGTAGTATCCCCATAACTAAACACAGTTTGCAGATACTGGTCATCGCCAGCGATGCTGCTAGGTTTAAGTCCCTTGAGCATCATCGCACACGAACTAGAGAAGCACGTGCGCAAGGGATCTTTATAGTTGTCCCGTTGGCTGTAATACGGAATTGGCAGCAGAACCGTATTAGGTTTTGGGGCGGGCGCAGGAGTAGCGTTTGAATTGCGGATCTCCCAGTGCTCCGGGAAAAACCACCATTCGCTGTTTGGCTGAAACTCTAACTCAACTCGATAATCAGTTTTCCCTGGAAGAATCGAAATCTCGTTAAATACGTGGGCTGACCCTTTAGGTACAAAAAGCTTCTTCTCAGCAGGCAGCGCAGAAGACTGCACGGGCTCGCGTTTCAACCATGTATCTTGCTTGGCAATGATTGAATGTTCCACGCGGGGCGAAGCTGGTTGAAACAAGAATAGGGCTTTTTCGGCTAAACGCCGCCGTGTGAGACCTGCGCTAACACGACCGTTACCATCTTGATTCCAGCGAGGGAACTCCTGTGCAATCTGAGTCTTAGACTTCCCCTCGTGAAGCAAACGAAACAAAGTAGAGCGCTCTAAGGCACCTAAACCCAAATTAAAACTGAATGAAACTAAAGCGTCAAACTCGTTTTGACTTAGAGGTACTCGAACAAGTCGCGATACGCCTTCTTCAAACTTTTTTACATCTTGACTAAATAACTCATCGGCGCGTTCTTTTGTGATCTTCAGATCTTCAGTTACATCCGGTCCTGTATGACCGTACCCAATAGTTAGGACGTTTCCAGAATCACGATAGGCACCAAGTTCAAGGCCCTCAAACTCCTTAATGAGGGCTGCGCCAGTTTCTGACAGTTTCACGCTCAGTTAACGCCGATGCCCACGCGGTACTTGGCTCCGGAACGTCCTTTGACCTGAATGTATGCGGTGTACGCACCGGAAGCGTTGATTGTTGTGCGAGTAATGGAAGCGTTACGTCCGCTGTACTGAGACGGAGAGGCGATCATAACCTCGCTACCAGCGGAGTTAAGAATAATTACATCTCCGCAATTATGTTGATTGCGAATATCGACTTGCAAGATTCCAGTCGCGTTTACGGTTAACGGGTAATAGTCCGCAATACCGTAAAGACCATCCGCTTGATACGTGCGAGCAGAAGCCGTATTAACGACAACACCGCTCTGACTGACCACGCGTCGTTGATCGAAGCTCGTTGAGTACGGACGTTGAGCGGAAGATAAGACGCCACTCTGTAATACACTATTTAACTCTAAATTCTTGGTAAACTGCGACATTGGTGTAAAGTTCGCGTGACTTAATTATAGAGAATTTTTGTGCACTTGCTAATCACCGATGTTTAAACTGTAAATAGTGCAGGGTACACTTTCGATGGAAGCGGTTGTTGGAGCGGTAAGCGGGATCGTACTTTTTCTTACGTGGAACCACGAGAGAAAGCAACGTGTTATTGAAAATAAGTTTGATTTTATAGACAGACGTGCTGAATCTCTGGAGAAAAAGATTGAGCAGATGTCAATAAACTATGTACTGAAATCTGATTTAGATACAAGAATGCACGACATACAGAGCTGGTTACGGTCCATTAACGACAAACTAGATAAATTGATACTACTAGAAAAAGATTAAGCTGCGTTTTTATTACAAACTGTCAGGAAAAGGAGAACTGGGAGGAGTAAAATCAGAACTATAACGTGCAATACCTTTCGTTACACGTACTTCATCATAATAAGCATTAAATGACCCGTAACCTACTGTAAAAACTCCAGAAGAATTATTGCCAACGTTTGAGACAACACTAGCGATTCCAGATCCATTTAAAAATAATCTGCACTGATCAGAGGCACGCGTAAAAGCAACATGTTGCCAAACATTCGGAGTAAATCCAACGGAAGAAGTAGCTATATGAGCGACCCCTTCATTAACGATAGTAAACCTATTTGCAGTAAAACCGTAACCGATATTTAAAGTTGTATTAGGTGCTCCATCAGCAAACGAAAAGACACGGGTTTCCCCTGTATTAGACACATAATAGATCCACGCCTCGGCTGTAAAATCTCCGGTGCCAAAGGAATACTCATTCGATGCCGTAGAAGTAACTAGACTCCCAGCAGAACCTAGACCTATACTTGATGATCCAAACTTTGCCTGAGTTGTACTAATTGCAGTTGTACCAGAAGCTACTACAGTTTTAGTTCTGGGGCTGCTGTCGATAATACTGGTACTGCCATCAGTACCTTCCCCGTGAAGGAGCAGACTAACACTATTAAAATAAGGGTCGCCTGAAATAACAGGTTGTACTACAGATACATCAATCACATACTTTGCGCTAGAGCGCCCTCTAACTTGAATATAAGCACTATATAATCCAGAGCTATTTATAGCTTTTTGACTTACAGTAGATCCCCATTCATCAGCTTGCGTCGGAGAAACGATCATTACCTCCGATCCAGCAGCATCTAAAATAATTACATCACCACAATTACGTTGATTTTGAAGATCAACTTGGAGTAATCCTGTAGCAGTTACAGTTAAAGGATAATAATCAGACAGTCCGTAAGACCCGTCAGATTGATACGTTTTAGACCCAGCTAAATTTACTACTACTCCACTAGAGCTAACTACTCTGCGCTGATCAAAACTTGTAGAACATGTGCGCTGATTAAAAGAGCGTACACCCGTTTGTAATGTACTGTTGAACTCCGAATTTTTCGCAAACTCTGACATCTGACTTAACTCTCTTGATATCTTGTTTGTAAAAATTTAGCAAAAACTCAGTACTAATCGAAGGTAGGTACTTTAAACTACAACTACTTGAAAACTATTTATGGACCCCACGCTGAACTTTTTGCTGACTAAAGGCGGTGAACTGGTCACAGTTATTGCTGCAGTGCATACAATCTGCCTCTTTATCGTTAACTTAACTCCCTCTAAAACAGATAACGAAGTCTATAATCGTTTCTACCGCTATATTGAATTTGGTGCAGGTTTGTTAACTAAACTGGCGAAAAAATAATCAATACACTTGATTAACAGTCAGAATAACGGAAGGGATCTCAGGTCGCGTGGGGTTTGTTAACCCACTGGCAGCAAACAGTCGAACGTCGGTATCCGGCGACGACCACGCGATCTGAAAATTGTCCCCAACGTTAGCGTTGACGAGGAAGTTCCAAGCAGGCAGGGCTTTGGCGTTATTGCCGTCGAGAGTAACTCTGCTGTTAGACCAAGACTCGTTGACGTTATTCCGGACTAACCAAATATCAAGGGTGTCAGTACCGCTGTCAGTTTTATCCGCTTGAGCAGAAAACTGGATATTGTAAACACCAGACGACGGGACGACAACCCTAGAGCCGGAGACAACCGCAATACCGTCCTGAAGCGATGTAGTATTTAAAGTAAAATAATTTGTTCCACTTGCAACAGGGTTAGTCTGAATTGTGGTGTCGTAAAAAGCACCGTAACGATAGAGTGGTTTGAGACCACTTGCCGTGATATTAAGATCTTCGATACACCTGACTACACCTTCAAAATTAGAAGGATACCCAGACGGATTCAGAGCAAACGATGTAGTGCCCACGCCGCTTATCGAAGCAAAACAACTTGTTAAAGCCGCAATAATGCCTTCAAAATTAGGCGTATTGAGACTATGTACAGACCAAGGCACAAAACTAGCCCGAGTTCTAAGACCATAATAACGGGTTCACTCCTCGGAGTCCGCTAAGTGGAAGTTGTCTTCACTTGTGTGGTTGCCAAAAGTATCAAGAACAGCCCGAGCAATCTCGCAGAAAGTCTCAGGGCTGATGTAGTTCCAGTCATGCTGCTCAAAAAAGGCGACAAGCTCCTCGTCTGTCGGCGCCTGCGGTGCAGGCTTCCAGTTCTTAAGTCCTTGCATAGCTTGATCCCTTAACTGCTCCCATAACGGTTGCTCAGCCATCAGTCGTAGTCTCCCTCACTTCGATGCCATCAGGCAAAGCACCTGGGCTGGTTTGTTGTCGTAGAGCTTTTGGCAGGCTTGCCATTTCTGGGGCAGCCACCAACAATTCAATCCAACCATGAGCAGCAACACTAAAAAAACCGCTCCGATTGAGATGTAATCGTCAAGGCTTTTCATCAGTCGTAGTCCTCTTGACTTGTGTGGTTAGATGTATCGTCAATAACTGGTTTGCACATCTCCATAACGGTGCGAACCTCATGCCTACGGACGATTAGTTTGTGCGGTCCGTCTTGCGAGTAAATCAACAGATAACGCATACCCTCTTGCTGCACGTCTCCAAGATCATTGGCAGACCCGCCCGCAACCCACTCTCCGTTGGAGTCCTCTAACTCCCATTCGTAGTGCTCATCCATGGCTGACCTCCCCTGCAGCCAACTTAGCTGCGGCTTCCTTCCACGCCTCGACCTGAGCCTTCTTGGCGACCCGTTTGACGGCGAAGACGGACACCCCGACAGCCTCTGCGACCTGCTTCTGGGTCTTGCCCTCCGCAAGTAGCTTCAGGATCTGGGGGGCCTGCTCGGACGCTCCCAGCCGCCGCTTACGGAGCAGAGACTGAAGATGCTCGGCTTCCTCAGGGCTAGCACCCCGCAGGAAAATCTGCCGAACGCGTTCCCGAGTGATTCCGTAGCGTTGTCCAATTTGATCGTAGGTGAGCCCCTCGCAGTAAAGCGAATACATCTCTTTATAACGCTCAATCCGCTTTTGGGACCCAGCGCGTTTTTCGTTGTACATCTGAAAATCTGATTACCGGCGCACCCTAGCGTTCCCGGAGACCCGTGTCAAGTCCTCGTGTGCGAACGCCTCCTCAGCGAGCATCCAAGCGGGCACATTGCGACGATCTGCTTCTTTACGGCAGTATCGCCAGAAATCAACGTCAGGTGTTTCTTCGATCTGCCGGTGATCACGAGTTGCAGGAGTCATGGGGCTTTACTGACATCACTACACCTCGAATCGTAACACGAGTTTTAACTTATGTTTGTAGTGCATGTTCCCACGCTGACTTTTCAGATCGTGTTTTTCGGCAACTTACTCGCAGACCGCCGCGAGTTAACATGAATTTCCTAGTAGGTGGGCTTAGTTAAAGTATTTAAAATTATATTATAAATTACTATTACCGCATAACGCACCTACCTCCACGGGCTTTTAAAAACTCCAGTTTGGCCTGGAAATTCACGTAAAGTAACCCTCCTTAGAGAAAAATCACTTCTATAGAACCGGTCGTCCATGCTATGCTTGCAGAAGCACCAGAACACTCCGTAGCACTCAGTGACCAAAAAAGATCTGATCGCCATTTTCGGGCTTTTACATTCAGAACTTGTCCCGATACCAGAGGACACACCCGTAGAAACGACAACCCTCGATCACTTCGAAGTCCAGACTTTTACAGATACTTGCGTGTTCCGCTGCAAGTGCGGCCGAACAGACCAGTTCGCCCTGCCTAAAACCGATATAGAGAGAATCCGTCCGGTTGCGGGCACGTTCGCTTGTTCAATCTGCGTTGAGGAACTTAAAGCCGCCAGATCAGCGTCCGCCAAGGTCCATGCCTGGTTCAACCAGAACCGCACTCAACTAAATCCCGAGGCGCACGTCTACCTGCCCACGGTGGTCGCCCGCCTTGTCGACCTCTCCGACAGCACGATCATGCGCCCGCGTCGATTCGTGTACTCTAAGTTCTACAACGTCGAGCTTCGGCAGAAAGACAAGATCTTAAATACCTGCGGCGATCCTGACTGCCTCAACCCGTACCACATGATGCGAGCGGCGAGTCCTGCCGCTAAGGTGACGCCTGCTATGAGAGAGGACGTCCTTCTTTGGATGCAACAGCGGCTGCACCCACGCGCGATCAAGGAGCTTCTACACAAGAAGTATCAAGTTACAGTGTCTTTGCGCACAATCACGAACATAAAAAAATCCGTGCTTGCGTGAAGTTTTACTCAGACCTAATACGTCTGCTAGTATTTCGCCAGCCGCTATCGGTCGTTGAGTTAATTGAGGAGTTAAACGTTCCCAAACAGCGCTTACTCCGAGAACTGTCACGATTGATCAAGTACAACATAGTTATCCGAGTTGATTTTGAATCACACGTGTTGTACTGTATTAACGGCAAATTTAACTCTATTATCCAGTCCGTTTTAAACGAATGACTTACACTACGACCACGAAACCGATCACGTGGGATAAACAGTACATCATTGAGAACCTCCCAACGTGGATTTATACAGACAACAAAGAGCCCGAGTCGGTCACGGAGTGCAAGGCGAAGATCTCAGCCCTGCAGTACACGATCAAGGACATTGAGCTTCAGATCGAGGTTCGCGACCTTGAATTAAAGACAGGAAACAGCCGACACACGAACAGCTTTGACTACGACAAGTGGAAAACCCAGGCGCTGCGAGCTAAGCAGACGCACATGTACCTTTTGAATGCGTATACGTATTGGCTGATCCTTAACGAGCGCGAGACAACCCCAGCGGTACTGGATCAAAAACTTAACACGCTAATTAACCTGCTGATCGAGGAGCCTGTCGACTTCCAGACGCAACTGGAGAAATTGCTGTAATATGGCGGCGGTGTCGAGGGCGTAAGAAAGGCCGCCTTCGATACCCGCAGAGGTGCGTGGGCTTTTAGCCTTTTCTCCCACGCCGCAAGGTGCCGCTTTGCCGAGATCTCGGTGGAGGGGCTACCTCTGCTCTTTATCTAAACGAAAATGAAACCAGACTCTAACCTCCTGCCAGCGTTGCTCAAAACGCTCGACAGCATCGACACCAGTTTGCAGATTTTAGCTAACGCGAAAAGTGGCAACCTAACCACGGCGTTCATTACCAAGAAAGCTTTGGCAACTCGGATGGGTGTACCGCCAATTGCCATAGATAAATTAGTGCATCAAGGTGTTGCCTCCAAAGGAAAGTCTGGACTTGTGGAAGGGCGGCACTATTGCAAACTCCAACCCTCGGACAACAACACAAATAGCTTTTTGTACGACTCGGCTAAAGTTCTGAAAGACGCTTGGACCTCCTTCACAGGGTACGAAAATGAGTAATCTCCGCAGACAACTTCAAAACCTCAAACAAGTTTTGTTTGGGAAAAGCGAGATCAAGAATCGCATCTCCGCTAACGCGGTGAAAATGATTATCGGAGACATCACTACCCTTTACGGAGAGTTCCGTAAGGCCGAAGGTGCGGGCGCTCTTTTCTTCAATCCCTCTTACTCTGACCAAAGTCAGTATCTTACGATTCCCGAAATTCGTAAAGATATCACGCTTGCGGAGGAGATGATGAACTCCAAGCTCTGCAAGTTTTTGGCAGATCTCATAAACGTCATTGAAAAAGAGCAGGATTCGGATAAACCCGTGGTAGTAATGGTCGACAATACCGGCATGTCAGCGCACGTAATCGATCTTGAAAAAGCGAATATGATGATTGATAAGCAAGTAGAAGATGCCCTACGAAGCTGACGACTTTATAAGTCCTATAAACGTACTAGCAAACGTCACAGCGTTCTTCGGCGGGAAGATTGATCTAGATCCGGCATCGAGCGAAAACGCAAACACGATTGTTGCTGCAGATCGCTTTTACACTCCCGCCGATAACGGATTAAAACAAGGTTGGAAAGCGTCATCAGTATATCTGTATCCCCCACGCAGCGTTTTATATTCGGCAGAACAGCCGCCAAACACAGCGCTGTTTGTCAAACAAAAACGATTTGTCAAGTCAGCGCAGCGCGTATGGATTGAAGAAGCTCTTAAAAAGTACACGCGCAACGAATTTGACGAAGGTATCTTGTTTATAACTTCGACAGAGGTTGCGATAATTGTGCTGCAGAAACTTAAAATAGATTTTCCTGTTTGTATTATGAAGACGCACCCTAAATTGTTCTGGGATACCTCGGCACTAGACAGAGTGCGTTCTAATAAATGCTATGGCTTTATCTACTACATGCCCCCTCTACTGAATACGCATCAGCGCGTGGGCGAATTTATCGATACGTTTGAAACCCTTGGTCGCGTGTATCACTAAGGAATTCGACAGTGGAGTAGTCGTCGTCAGGACCGTAAACATCGTCCTGGCCGAAGCCCACGCCGACCGGAGTATTCCGCATACGCTCCCGTTGCAACTCGCGACTTAACCGAAACGCTCTTTCGTCCGGACTTTCGGCCCAGATAGAACCTGCCATTCGGATTGAGTCACGACTACGGAATCTGTAATCGTGCTTCGCAAACGGCGCTTCGCCGTGAAACTCAACCTGCCGTTCGTGTTTAGACAAACGGGAAGGATTAAACATTGTAGGTGTACAGATCCTTCATGGACTCAACGTCAGACCTCTGTGTGGGAGGCTTCGCAGCAAGCCGCATAGCGCGACGGTCGTACTGCAAATTAAACGCAGGGTTGCTAGCTAAGCGAGAGAACACTTGCTCAGGAGCATCTTGGGCAACACCCCGAAGATTTGCAGAAATGTCACTTGTCAGCCCACGAATGCCTGTTTGGTATTCCCCGGCCATCTGACGGTACGCTGCGGAAGCGCGTTGGGCACTGGCGGAACCGAGGATGTTGGGATCAAACGCTTCGATTGATTGGGTCAGACGCGGACGTTCTGAAGAGACGTACTGGTTCCAGTTTGTTCCAGTGCTTTTAATGTAATCGGGCAAAGTCTGACCAGTAATACCTGCGAGCTGTTTAATAAGCTTGTCCGCACCTTTTTCGTATTTAGACGTTTTTTGCTCAGCAAGCATCTGTTGCTTTTTTTGCTGCTCTAAAGCCATGGTTGCCGCACCACGTGCAGCCCGAGCAGCTTGAGCATCCGCACCACCACCAGCAGCCATAACTAAGACTCGCGATACTTTAGTTTACCAAGAAAAAGTACAAGTTACCGTGTGTCACCACAGCGGGCGACCGGAAGCTAAATTTTTAGCAATTTGATTTCGCAGCGATAAAACTTCTGGGCGTGTTGAAGTCTTGCCGGGATCATAAAGATCCATAGAAACGTGCGCTCCGGTAGTCGACCCTGTACGTCCTTGGGTTCCAATCGGAGTTCCGGGACCAATAACAACACCGGGGCGCAGCCCAGGGTTCAACTTATCAAAATGCGCAAGACGAACATCAAATGTGCCAACGGGACCCTCAACACGTAAGTCGACATAGTTGCCGTACCCACGGGGGCCTCCCGGATTCTTCTCTAAGTTCGTCTCCCAGTTTTGACCGCCTTTAACTCCGACAACCTGTGCTTTAAACGGCGCCTTGAACCAAGCGCCCCGACCGCCGGGGATCACAAAGTCCAACCCCGGCTCACCCGAAGCATCCGCTGCTGAAGTCACCACAGTGCCGGGAAGCGCCATTGTCGGACCTTTCAGAGCGCCCGCAGGAGCGCCAGGAGAGCCCGCAGGCAGCGCACCTACAGCCTGGTTATACATGCTAGCCATATCCTGCATGGCGGAATTTAACTGCCCTTCCATAGCAGCTACATCCGCGTTGTATTTCTGACCTTGGCGAGAAACGTTTATGATGTTTTGTAACGCACCTTGTACGTACTGTTCCGGACCAGACTCTAGCTCCACCCCACGAGCCAATCGAGCGTACTCTTCGGCAAAATCTTCATCCCCGGCTTGAGCAAGCTCCTCCGCTTTCTGCTTATACTGCTGCGCGAGTGGATTATCACCAGCTACAGCCTCTGTAATCTTCGGTAAAAAACTCAACATACTCTGTTGAATTGCGCCCTTGAAGTCAAACTTCGGCAATGTGATCGGCGTGGGCGCAACAGCAGTTGCCTGTGTTCCATCCGCAGGCAGTGTCCCTACAGACTGCTGACTCCCAAATGGCGCATTTGCAACTTTTAAAAGATCCGAAAGAGGTTTAACCGGCTGTCCGTAATAACTTTTTCCTGAGGTTGTAGGCAAAGACGCCCACTTAGGAGCAAGCTTTGCGATTGTCTGCGCATTCACTGGATCACGGCTGGGCTCTACCCCCGCTTCACGCATCAACGCAAGAGCAGCTAAATCTTGCGAAGCTGGACCAAAGTCCCGCAGACCTAAACGTTGCGCGATTGGACCATATGTACCGGGCATGAACTGATAACGCCCTGCTGCCGCTGATGCGTAACCCGGAGTTCTTTGAACGGCATCCGGGTGGCGGCTGAAATCTGTAAACCGTTTACCACCAAACAGTACGTCGTATCCGCCGCCGCTTCTATTCGGATCTGTACCCTCTGCCCACGCGAGGAGATTCAGCCAACGACGTGAGTTTGCATCGATAGCGGCCACGTTAACTCACTCTACCTATTACTACTTTAACAAAATCCTCGAAGACTACTCCAAGGGAAGCTCATCCCCGTCAACTAATTCTAGCTTTACAGCCATTTGAATCTGATTTTCCTGTAGCACTGTTTTATACGCCCGTTCCTTACAGATTAACTTATAAATTACAGTCCAAAAGAATTGGTCTCGATCAGCCCTAGTATCAATCGACTTTGCCCGCATTCGAATGTGAGTCAGTACAAGCTCGTCCTCTAGTGTCAAGGAGCACTTGAAGGTGCCTGGATCTTTGTTCAGGTCCCGACTCATCGATACCGCGCAGCTAGCTCCAGTATACGAAGGTTACAAAGACAAAAGATAGACTCACATAGTACTTACAGCACACGAATTACCACATTTTGCACGACCAATATCCGGGAGTCAGTTTGCTCTTTTTCTCGTCGCAGCTATGCCGTGAACGAAACGCCCTACGGCGATCAGGTTCATCACTGCGGTTCTCCATATTAGGGTCCCCAAAACGCACCAACCGCACAGTGTCTCCCTCTTTTGCCGCCACAGAATACTGCTTGCCGCTCTGAACGTCTCGCTTTGGCTGATTGTACGCCTTGAATACTTCCCCAGCGAGACGAATCATGACTCGATAAGCACGTAGCTACATTCTACATACACAAACCTTAAGAAGTCATTACAACAAACGGGAGTTTACACGTACACAACAACTGGTGCTACCATATCTACGCCTGAATTTTTCAGCTCACACAATGTCCGAAGGTAAATCCCTGCTCACCATTGCGGAGACGGCTGAACTGCTTAACTGCAGTTCCGGTTTTGTCCGCAAGCGCATCGCTTTGTCTGAAGCCAACCAACTTGGCGGCTGGCCGAAGACCACCTACGTGAATCTCCAACCGAATGGTGCGAAATCTCTGTACCGCATCAACAAAGTTGCTCTCGAAGAGTATCTTCAAAGTTCTTCTAACGCTAAAGTGGAAGCTGTAACTGAAGCGCCCGCCCCTACGGCTTGCGTCGTCTGATATGACTTTTTCCGGCGCATTTAAGGACACAGCGGCACCGACTGCACAAGACGACGCCTCTCAATTCGTCCCGCCCACGCCGGAAGAAAAACGGGCCACCGTAGAGGACTTAGTGTTCTCTCTGGTGGCCTTAAGCTCTTATCTCCACCAGATTTACACACAAGCACATCTTATTCACTTAAACATAGAAACTCCGATCTTTCTCTCAATTCACGAGTTTCTGAAAGATCAGTACGACGCTCACGTTGAGCAATTTGACGCGACAGCAGAGTTCGTCCGCACTCTGGACAACTTCATGCCTATGTGTCAGCGCGGCTTACTAACAGCGCACAAAGGTTTCAAGCACGTTAAATCGTACGAAGCCAAGGATATGCTTATGACTTATCTCAAAAACTTAGAAGATCTGGGTATGCGAGCCAAAGATCTTGGCGCTCTGGCTCGGGAAGTCGAAGCTCCCGATGTCGAGAACTATATGGCGGACCTTGTAGCGGCTTCGTTCAAGTCGGCGTGGTTCCTGAAAGCTACCCTTCGCAATTAAGTCCTAGCCCAGCCAGCAGCAAATCCGACGTACAAACCGCTAGGAGCGGTAGTCAGGTAAACGAGTGCTCCGGATACGGAAGCAGCGGGCAAACCGGACACAATAGCGGCAACAGGAACACCTGTAGCTAACACAGTTCCGCTAGAGATAACAGCGCTAAAAGCACCACTAGCCGCGATTGCGCCTGAAGCAAGGATTGCAGTCAACGCAGAAGGTGTACTCCCCACGCTGTCGGCAAATCCGGCAGAAACTTTCGACCAGCTACTTCCGTCCCACACCTTCATGTAGTAAGTCTGAGGGCCGGGGGTATTATCTGTCCATAGCTCCCCATTGATGTTCCCCGACAAGCCCACGGGGTTTGTATTAGGGGGCGTTGTTCCGTAATGAACTGGACCAATCTTGCGGATAGCACCTGTCGTATCTTCAAAATACAAACCGGGGTCCGCAGCACCGAAACATAGTGCAGTTTCACCGCCTTGAACACTGACGCCGCTGGGCCTGTCCGCAGCGTTACCGGAACGCAACAGAAGAATAGTAGATGGAGTTGAAGTCATTTAGTACACACCTCCGTTAATAAGCGAAGGGAACCCGCTCGGTGGGATTTTAATCCCATTTGAGTACCTCCCACCGTCGAGGATACGTGTAGACGTGGTTACAAGAGTACCGCTGCTGTAAACCCCGCCATTGTATGTAACAAAACGTTCAACATCCGTGGGAGCAAATGGGTTAAATTCATCTAAGGTAAACATCTCAAAGTTAGGTGCTTCAATCACACCGCTTTGAGATAAATTGCCGAAGTTCAAAGTCTTCGACATCATATTATACATGTCAGGATATGTCATGTGCTGCGGCATACTGTCCTTAGTAGGCGAATAACGCTGCCACCAAACTAAGTCGCGCTCGCGTTTAAAGAACGTGAACTGCTTTTCTAAATCCTTCTCAAACTTCTCTCGATACCACTCATTCATTGGTTCATCAGAAGGCTGAGGCAACCACGGGCTAGTCGCGCTTTCTTGGTTATACCGAAGCTGCATATCCCACATAGCAGCGTATATGTGCTTACACCATCTCGGTTGGTAATAATAAACATTGGGATCTGAGTAAACTTCCTCAGAAAAAGTCGGTGTGTTGTAAATTTCGTTTAGATAAATAAAGCCAAACGTACGAGCATAGCCGGGGTTATCTGCAGAGTTACTGCGCCGGACACTCTCTTCGGGACCCGCATCATAAAAGCCCGGATCCGTATTCTGCACTCGCGTATACGGATAACGCATACGCAAAGATGCTTCGTAGAGATTAAAATTTTCGCGAGCTAAGAAGTCCGGACAAGTGCACTGAGTCCGCATTTCTGTAGTTAAGTACTCGCCCACGCTCGGGGGACCAGTAGCCGGAACAGCCAAGGTATTTGCGTCTACAACAGCCCAGCTTGTCTTTGCTGTATGAGACAAAAACAAAGTATCAAAAGAAGGTATATAACTTGGAGGTAAGATTGTATTATTTCTCCCTACACCTACAACCGTATAGTTATTATATCCAAAAGTCTTTGCAGTACCGTCAGCATTAAACCTGTTAGATAATACCTCTCCCGCAAAAAACGAAATCGGAGCGCCGAAGCGTGTATTCAACTTAACTGCATAAACATCTTCGCTGTAGTTTGTAACTTCTGTAATGGAGTAACCATAGTCCAAAAAGTTAAAAGAATCTCTTGGACGAATCCCTACCGCCCACATACGCATGTCAGAACGCGTCGTGGGGTACATAAAACAAGCCCCCGGAAGCGCCGCTCCGATTCCAGCAGAACCGCTTACATAGTATTTAAAAGTATATACTAATCCGTCGTACGCCTGTTGTGAGTACATAGCCATCTCGTACCCACGGCGCCAACGTGTCCAAAGGGACGCGTAATCGTAGTCACTAAGAACACTAAAGTCCTTAGTCCCCGTCGCAGGACGGAAGCGACGGTTAAAAGGTAGCGGACGTAGCAACTCGCCACTATTGTCCGTACCTTTGACGGTCTTAATTCCGCTTATATCGTTAGTGCTTTTAAATCCCGAGAAGCCGAAGTTATCTGACCCTTTACGGCGTGACACGACTCAATAGAATCCGCCTTGTGCGAAGATGTTAATACCGGAAGGACTCAAACCACCAGAAACAGAAGAAGGCCCGTTACCGATATAGCCGAAACACAGGATGTAACCTTTCTCTAAATAGATAGCTTCGTTTTTACCGATGGAAATCGGAGACTCAAAGTTCGTATCGCCCACCAAAGGAACAGGAGCGTTCGATGCAAACAACTGCATCGAAATTGGATAACCAAAAGTGCTGCCGCTAAGTCCGACTTCAAAACGGCCGATCATCAGAGCCGAAGAAGTCGACGGCGCAGCTTGGTTGGGGGCATAGACGTAGAGAGCTACATCGGCAGTACGAAGACCACTGTTATCCGGATAATCTTCGTTACTTACGATTGTAATATCTTCAACAATCGCCGCATCTTCAGAAGGCAAATCGCCCACGCGGACTAACTGAACCAAATCAGTCAAGTTGGGGTTTGTGGGATTGCAACGAGTCGTCGAACTCGTGATCCGCGCCCCGCGTAAAAACGGACGGTCAATGAGGCAGGGGCTTTTATTTGTGCTGGTGGAACTCATTGCAAGTTACGTCCGCTATAACGCAGTTTACTGTAGTTATGAAGCTTGAGAGCCGGTAAGTCCGAGAATGTCAGACACAGCGGGATTCTGACCGCTCATCTTCATGCCACCGGCTCGGCCTTGTTCAAAAGCCCCGGTAGCCTGAAGAATCGCCAGAAGCTGCTGTCGCTGCTCTGCGTTCTGACGCTCGGAGGCCATTCGTTGCAGAGCCTGAGTAGCCGCACCCGGAGGCCCCTCAGGCATACCGCGAATCCCACGCGCAACGTTAGCCGCGCCTTCCAGCAGCGAAACCCACCCCAGCCACTTCGATTCAGGGTCGTCTTTTCTTGCCGCAGCGCCACCAGCAGGAACCGAGGACTTTACGCCGCCAGGACCGTAAAAAAGGTTCTCTGTAGCTTTGTAATCAAAGAGGTCGTCATTCATGGCAGGTAAACCAAGAACAGAAATCAGCGAGGCTGAGTCCCAGGAGCAGCTAAGCGGCGGTTAACGCCATCGGGGCCATAGAACAGCTTCTCCACTTCACGGTAATCAACGTTCGACAGAACAGGATAAACCTGAGGACGGAGAGCGTCAGCCATATCGACAGCACCCTGCGTGGGACGAACAGCAGCATCCGCAGCAGCAATAGAGGCACCAACAGGATTGTTCATATTGTTAGTACCAAACGAAGTACCTAGCGCAACGCCAACTTGCGTCGGCATCTGTTGCTGCGGCAGACGAGGCATACGACGTTGTGCGAGATCGTAAGCCAACGCGGGATTAGCTTTGGCCCACGCGTCGAAGGCGGCTTGCGACTCAACTCCGAACGCTTGAGCACCACCAGCTTCCTGAAGTTTCTGTTGGGTTTGTTTACGACCTTCAGGGGAAGCGGCGTAATTGCCGCGAACCCCGTAGTACGACTTAGCCTCGTTGTAATCTTTCATCTCGCCCGGTTGCATCGTTAACCGAGACCCAGCCATGGCTCGTTGATACTCAGTGCGAAGGTCAGCATCGCGATCACCGCGAGTCCGAGTAACAACCTGACCAGCGCCAGTAACACCAGGCGGGGGAAGAATAGGCGCGGAAGGAACGGGTTGTTGACCAATCGGAGGGGCGACAGGAGCACCAGACATGTACATGCCGACTTCATCGCGACTGGGCAAGGTAGAAATCGGCGACGCAAGCGGAGCAGACTGACTAATCGGAGTAGTAGTTCCGGGAACTTCTTCGCCGGTAACGGCGGGGAGGCTCGGACCTTGATCAGGGCTAGCCGTAGGCTGACCCAGGATGGATTGTCTGTTAAAGAATCCCGCGAGACCAGCACCAGCAAGAGTCGCCGCACCGCCCGCAGCAAAGCCCGCGAGGTCGGCCATGCGGATCCCGCCCACAGCGTTCCGCATGGCGGTCATGTCAATAGGACCATCCGACCGGAACATCTGTGCGCTGACTTGCTGAGCTTGAGGAGTCACATCCGTAAAACCTTGAGAGTCGACTCGCGGAGAAGTAGGCGTCACGTCAGAAACAACTACACGCTGCACGGGAGCAGGCTCGCCCAAAGCACCTCCAGGAGAGCGAACCACAGTTCCGCCCGGCTCACCGGCTCGCATCAATGAACCCGCACCGCCGGGAGGCTGCATTGCGCCGCGAGGAGAGGGCACAATCGGCGCAGATTCCAGTTGCCGAAGGAAGTTTGTACCGCCACTAGGGCCACCCTGAACTAAACGCTCCAGAGCTTCCTGAGCAGGAACACCATAAGTATCTTCAACACTCGCGGCGATACGTTGTAGCGAAGTTAAAGTGCCGGGATCATTAGCGCCGACATTCAGAACTTCATTCGAATACCGAGCAGGATTGAATCGGGTAATGAATTCGGGCGCGGGGGCGGATGTAAGGAGGTCGAGTTGCTGCCCAGGAACACGATTAACAGGGCGTGGGATGCTTGGAGTCTCGCCCACGCTGCGCTGCATACCTAAGCGAGCAGTCTCAACGTCTCGTGGGAAGCTAGATCCACCTCGTGTCGCCTGGCCGCCAACCGCTCTACCGCTGTAATCACGAGCGCCAGCAGGTTGCCGTAAAGGAGCACGAAGTTGAGTTGCTTGGGGAGCGGCGGGACGCGGACGGGGTGCCGGGGGACCCTGCACAGGCGCGCGACCAGCGGGAGGTAGTGCTCTCCGAGGGGGAGGCGACGGCTGCATAAAAGTACGCTGAAAAGCACGCAAAAACGTGCTGAGGTTTTCAGGGATATCCCCGATTTGCCCTCCCAGCCGAACAAGAGGATTAGCCATCTAGCGCCGCGTATCTAAAAGTATCTTAGCGCCAGTTTGCATAAAAGTAGAGACGATCAGACCGCGAGACATCAGGAGGCCCAGGAATTGCCTGAATGAACTCACCTCCACTCCTCTCAAAGCGGTAGCGAGCAGCAACAGGATCGCGGTAGTTAGGCACATAAAGCATATGCGCCAGGCGATCACATTCGTAAAGATAGTTTTCGCGCCAGATCCGCGCCGTTTCTCTTTTATCTTGAATGTTAATAGAACGACTGACGTCACCTAAAATAGTTTCCTGTCTGCTTGTAGCGCGACCCGTCGCAAGCTCCGTTAAGCGCTCCGCTTCCTCGCAACGCTCGATCTGTTGAACGATTTTGTCGAAGTAATACTCGCTGGGAATACTGTTCGATGCCTCCATCAAACGGGCGTAATCACCAGCGGGAACCGTGGCGATGTTGTACCCGAGATGATACGCAACACGACTGAAGTTAAAATCATCTAACCGAAAACCAAAAACTTGCGCGGGGTTTCGGGTTAACTGATTAACCGCAGCGTAGATTACTTCGCGCTTTGTGGCGTCAGTAGTATCAGGTTGCGATACAAATCCTTGCTGAGCTAAATAACTCTGGATTTGCTCTAATTCTTGTGTAGAAAGTTGTGCCACGAACCCGATTTCCGGGGAGTTACCTTAGTTTACTGCTTTTAGAAGCGTAATTATTCCCCACGCGGCACAAACTAAGATTCACTCCACATAGATGTGGTCGTCTTCAAGAACACTGTCCCAATCAACACGCTTGATCGAGCGAAGCTGTTCCAGCTTTGTAAAGCGCTCACCAGGCATTGATTGCTGAAGCTCCTTGATCTCAGTAGCAGTCTTAAGGCCCACGCCTTTAAGAACCTGAGTCAGCATCTGCGGGGTTGCGCTGTTCAAGTTAACTCGATTCATCGCAACGACTTCCGGACGAGCAATCTGCCGTCCACGCCGCTGCTTAACGGATTTTTCCTCTTCTGGGAGTTCCTTATCTTTCTCTTCGATCTGATCTTTGTACGCAAAGAAGACTTTCCCCGTGGTCAGGGAACGCACCATGTAATAGTCACCGTCGTCATGTGCGCTGAGGACTTCGACTTTGACGCCATTAGGTTTGAAAGTGAACTCTTTAGAGGTTGCGACAGTCATTATGCAGACACAATCTGCCGTCAGTATAGAGCACAGGTAGAATAATCAACAGGTACTTAGTAGAGCAGATGCCGAACCTTAAAGTTCCCGCCGGATTCAGAATGGCGGGTAGGTTCTTGCGTAATGTTCCATTCGTAGGCGACGCTGTAACTGCTGTAACTGAGCTAGTAGCTCCTCCCTACCCAGAACCAAGCTGGAAGCAGCGGATTGTAAACGCTATTACTACAGGAGCAGGAGGTGCAGCGGCATCTGCCGTAACTGGCGGGCTTGACTTTATCCCGGCTGTAACACCCTTAGTTCTTGGTGACACACAGGTAGGACGGGCAGCCCCAGCACTTGACCCCTACTTACCACTGCGGGACGTGGGGTACAAAATTACTACAGGTCGGTCTGACCCACGGACGGCAGCGGATTACCAAAAAGCAGTACAGGAACTTAACAAGCTTAAGCAAGGTATGTTAAATTCCAAAGGCTTAACTAATGTTGACTGGCGCAGCTTAGGGCTATAAAAAAAGCCCCTCGGAATCCGAAGGGCTTGTATCCTCACTCCAGAAAAATCCTAACGGATCACTGGGGCACAGTCGAGGTGTAGATGTTGGACTCAACCACGCCCGCAGGCTGGAGAGCGACATCATCACGTTGCGGGGGTTCATCGGGAACAAGCCAGCACACTTCGCAGATAGCGAGTGCTTTGTCCTTGCCCGCAAGACGGCCCACACCAGCGCGAGGATCATAGACACCGGAACCCTGGCGGAAACCAGAGATCGCAGAGCCTTGGTTAAACACGCTGAACAGTTTGTAGGTCGTGTCCGCAGTGACCACGTGCATCTGAGCGGGATTCCACGCGTTCGAGGAGCTGTACGAACCGTTGGTAATACGGCTGTTCGAGCCCGCAACAGCAGCGAAGAAACCGCTAGCAGAGGGAGTAGTGGTCAGACCGACGCCAACAGCGGGGCCAAGACCCAGCGTGGGGGCGGTAGTCGCGGTACCAACACCGGCAACGCCGCTGCTGACAACATCGCCGCCGTCCAGACGAACGCCAGTCCGGTAAACGTAAGCACCAGAAGGCACAACAATTCCCGTTGTGATATCCGCACGGATATCTTTGTGGAAATCAGGAGACGGGATGACAACGTTCGCGTTATAGAACGGAGCGTTGGTATTGTTCAGACCCGAGCTATAGGGTTGAGCATAGTAGTCAAGCTGGTTGGTAGTACCAGCAGCTTGATACGACAGATCAACATATCCCACGGCCTGCTGGGCAATCCAGCCGGGACGGAAGATAACACCCACGGGGCCGCCGACCGGTTGGTTGGCGAGTGTGGTGGTGTTGCCGTTAGCGTCTAAATACGTAACGGACTTGGGGTCGTGCCAATACCGGAGAACGTTGGTGTAGTTACCAGGATAAATCTTGGTGACTGCAAGCTGATTCGGGTTAATCGCCATGGTTAGTTACCTCCTCAAACGTTGAAAGAGTAGGCGACCGTGGCGAAATCGGCGTTCAGAAGTTCGAAACCTGCGTACAGGCTCCAAATCATCATGATGAACAGTGTGTTAACCTATCGGCTCTTTATCCGATAGTTCTACTGCTTTACCATCGCAGTAGCTCAGACTATATCTTCACCCCCTAGCGTCTGCTGGTTGGGTGGAGGGCACTCGTGGATCCGTTACTGAGTTTCCTCTCGGGATCTAGTCGTTGAACCTTCCAGAGCGTATATTCTCTGGCTTGGCTGCTGATTCCCCTTAAAAGGCGGGGTCCCAGCAATTCACCCTCTGTGAACTAATCACTTACGTGATTAGGGCGCAACATATTTACGCGAGAAATCGTCGTTGTTATTGAGGAGAACTTGAGCGTTGTTCCCACCAATACCTACGCCTACGGCTTGAGGACCGAAGAACATACCAATTGCAGCTTCGTAGGAAGCAGCAGCACCACCGATGGTCGCAGTTTGAGTCTGCGAAGGCATGTTGGTCGATTCGAAGAATCGCACTCCTTCAAAGGCAAAGCCGGTCGGCATGATCGGCTCACCAGCCACGAATGTAGCTTGACCAAAACCCTGACCCATGTAGATAGCAGCGTTAGGCTGCATAGCCGACATGAGGGGGTTGATCTGACCGTTACCGGTGTAACGGGCCACTTCGCGAAAGTCGCTGTTCTGACGAAGGTGCATCAGGAACGTAGGATCGCACACGCAGCGGTAGAAGCCGTCTTGGAAAGTCGGCGTATTACGCTTGCGCAGCGACTTGACCACGCGCAGTAAGTCGTCTTTGACGTCAAACTTCGCTTGCTCGGCGTTGGTATAGGTAAGAGCACCAACAGCCAGGTCGCCAGGGTAGTAATAGCCACCCTGAGAGTCAGAGGACTGACCCTTAGAAACGGTTTTCAGGAGTTCGTTAATGAACACCCGATCACGCCAGCGCCTATAATCATCTAAAAGCGTAAGAGAGCCAATAGATTGATGGAAGGCAGTGAGATTACCAGTATCCAGCAGTAAGCGCTGAGCGGTAATCAGGGTTTCCCGAGCAACTTTAAAAGTGCTGGGTTGTGTGGGATCGCTCGGGTCTGCAGGACCAGTGTCACATTGTTAACCTAGAGGCTCTTTATCCTCTAGTTCTTACGGTTTACAATCCCGTAAGGTCAGATCATATCATCACCCACAGAAATTTCTGTTGGGGTGCGGAGCGCTCGTGCCGCCTTATCGTCCACTTTTCTCAAAGAAAGTTGGGACTCGCTTAACCACTCCTTGACAGAACAAGTGCGATTAAGATCTACCTTGTACTCCAGAGAAGGAAAACAAAAAGGAGCAACAGCGTTTATCAGTGTCTTGCACTGAGCACTGTGCCACCTTAAGTAATACTTCCCGCTTTTTGAATGCTTAACTTTCGTGTAGCGGGCTCCCGTTAAAGACTCAATCCAGCAACCGACTAAATCGGTCTGTTTTTCGTCTTCACATATAGCCAACCACGCGGATCGTTCAATTTTTACGGAACGGGGTCGCTGACGTTTCCTTACCTCTAAGGAGCCGTCGTCCATCCATAAAATTGCCAACTCTCGTAAGGATAAAGGAGCTAAAACTTCCTCACTAAAAACTTTTGTACCCTTGGAATACAAAAGGGAATACAGAGGTGTAAGAAGTTCCTTGTTCCCAGCGGCAAACTCAACAAAAGGATACTTACCTTTTGCCAAGAAGTACCTGAGGTTTGCTTTTGTACCTAGTATAGAATTAACTTGCTCAAGCTGCCAACGAGCATAATCCTCGTAACGCGCCGCTCGACCAAGTCTAAAACTAACCGAGCCCCATTTAGGCTCTTTGTGGAGACAACCATCTCCTAAAGCAAACGAGAGTAGAAGCAGTTCGTCGGACTTATTCAAGGTAGATAACGGTGATCGTTGAACCTTCTAATCATTCCTGATTAGCTTGGCTGCTGATTACCCGACCAGTATAGGGCATAAGACTACCTGGTAGAGGGCTTCCAGCAATTCACTCCGTTATTCAATGCGGATTACGCCGCAAGGGAGCTACACATTAACTCACGAAGGGTAACAAGAACTTTGTCCTTGACAATGTTCCTGCTGTTCGCAGTACCGATGGTCTGTTCTGCAGTACGCTCACGCGATTCCTTGCTCCCTGGGTTTCCCCAGAAGCGATACAAGTGTTACCCTAGAGACTCTTTATTCTCTAGTTCTTGCAGTTTACAATCCTGCAAGGTCAGACTATATCATCACCCACGCTGCAGATTCTCGTGGGTGCTCCGCGCTCGTGCCGCCTTATCGCCTTCATCCACTAAAGGGATGGTCAGGCTCGCCTTTACCTCAACCAACGAGTTCAATCGCGGCGTGGAAACAAAGGGTGGTTTTTCAAAGCAGAGAAAACCACAACGGTAGTCGTTGAACCTTCCAATCGTTTCCGATTGGCTTGGCTGCTGATTGGCCTCCCTTACGGGTCCGGCGTCCCAGCAATTCACGGAGTTATTCGACCGGACTTTCACCCGGAAGTTCCCGTACCTAATTAGGCCAAGAAATCGTGTACAACCACAGGCTCTGCAGCCATCTCTACCACGTCGTGTGTTATCCTGAAAGCTCTTTATCTTTCAGTTCTCACAGTTTACCATCCTGTGAGGCCAGACTATATCATCAACCTATACTCAGGTTGCCGCGCACTCTTGCCTCCTTATTGCCCGTTGCTGTTGCACTTGGGCTCGCTCATCTACAAAGATCAAGATGAGGTCGATCTATAGCCCCACGTGGGCAGGGACTAATCCCAAACCGTGAGTTCTAAAAAAATCGACAAAGGTAGTCGTTGAACCTTCCGATTGTTTCCAATCGGCTTGGCTGCTGATTCCCCAAGAGCATAGCCCATGGAGGGGTCCCAGCAATTCACGCGGTTATCACTAAACACTTACGTGCTTAGGGCGCACTATTTACGCAGGGTGCGGACGGTAGAGTTCTGCGCCGAGCAGCTTCGGAAAATCATTGTCGCAGTTGTGTTACCCTAAGGGCTCTTTATCCCCTAGTTCTGCATCTTTGCTATCGATGCAGCTCGGACTATATCATCACCCTCATGTGTAGGGTGTCGGGCGCTCTTGGATCCTCATAATCCGTTCTGACGGAT